TCGGGGCTAAGGACGAGGGAAAGGGATAAACCTCGTCAGCAGGCGTCACAGTGCAAGCTCGCACGCTACACTGCAAACACTATATCAAAAGCAATTTAGATTTACAAAGTATGTATCCATGCTTTTGATCTGGGTTGATTCTTTGGGGTGAGCGTGAACTTCCCTAGTCAAAGAGAGTCCACGCTCTTTTTCCCTGCTTCCGACCTTGGGATCATCTCAGGGGTGGATGGGTTCGTTTGTCCTGGCTTGTCCCATCTTCGCGTAAGCCGTTGCCGCTATCGGACATCCCCACAGTTGCGGCGTACTGTCATGACATAAGGCGCTGCCGTTTGCTTTCGCTTGCCGACCACCCTCGCCAGCGCAAAAAACTATTCCTGCGCGTTCTTCTCGTCAAGCCCTAATTCTTCTTTGCTGACCAAATTGCCAAAAACATGCAGCATCTTGTAAGCCGAGCCCTCAGGAATTTTCCCGGTTGTTGCCCATTTGGATACAGCTTGTCGCGTCACGCCAAGTTTACGGGCGACCTGACTGGGTCCACCTAACTTGTTGATAATCTTCATGGTTCCTCCAAGGCGCCCCCGACCCCTGTCGGGCGCCAGGAAAGGCCAGAAGCCGGGAGCGTAGTCATTATATCAGCCGACGAACGGTCACCCTATTTTCTCTGGTTGTGGCAACATTGCTTGACCACATAACGGAGGATAGCATGAGTCCAGAACAAGTAGCATGGCATTTTAAGAAGCCATTCAAGCCTCAAGAGATCCATCAGAGGAAAGGCCCTGGTGGGAAAATGCTGTCTTACATCAACGCAAGGGATGTGATGAAGCGCCTGGATGATGTGGTTGGGTCGCACAACTGGTCTGACCGCTACGTCATGGAGAACGAGAGGGTCACTTGTGAACTTACCGTTCGCTATGGGGATGAGTGGATAACGAAATCTGATGGCGCTGGGGAGACTCAAATTGAGGGAGAGAAGGGGATCTTCTCCGACGCTTTTAAGCGAGCAGCGGTCAAGCATGGAATTGGTCGTCATCTCTACTATGAGCGCCCAATTACGCCTGAGCAGTACGAAAGGCTATTGCCATGTCCGACCGAATGAATCGACCTGACTTCTCTCCTAACCTGCCTTTAGCTCGGGCTCTTGAGAGTGTTAAACCTCCTCCCTGTGAGCAGATTGCTCCATGTCCTCACTTTGAGGAGTGCAAGAGTCAACTGAAGGCTTGTCAGGCTTTCTTACTGTACGTCAACAATCAATCTGGCGGCTATAGGGGGAAGCCCGTTACTCGGGGTAATCCAACTAGGCACTGGTACAACGAAGTTTTTTACAACGCGAGGCAACACGATGAGTAAGTACGACAACAACCTTTCCGGCGCCCTTTTTCGTAACGACAAGAAAGAGTCCGAAAAACATCCCGATTACAAAGGCTCTTGTGAGATCAATGGAGTTGAATACTGGGTCAGCTCTTGGATCAACGAGTCTTCTAAGGGCGTGAAGTATATGTCCCTGAAGTTCTCTCCTAAGGAAGAGCAGCAACGTCAGCAGCGCCAGAATCTGAAGCGCTCTGCGCAACAGGCTCAGATCGATCACGGCGACGATCTCAACGACGACATCCCGTTCTAATGACGTTTAAAGGCGGGGGCCGACCCAGCGATTACGTCAACACAGGAGGGGAGAAACTCCCCTCCGTCACTACCATCCTGGGTAGATTTAAGGACTCAGGACCTTTACTCCACTGGGCATTCGGGCAAGGCAAGGCTGCTGAACGTGGAGAGATCCGTCGCCTCTATGACAAGCGCGACGAAGCCGCTGAGATCGGCACAGTTGCCCATGACATGGCCGAGGCGCATATCCACAAGATAGATCCTATGGCCTGTCTCAGGGACTCAGGATTAGTTGATGACCACGCTCATACCGCCCTCCAGGCGTTTGAGATGTTTGAGCGGTGGGAGCAGATTGCAAACGTAGAATGGACCCATACAGAGGTCCCTGTGGTCTCTGAGAGGCTGCAGGTAGGTGGGACCATAGATGCGGTCGCAAACGTCGCTGGAAAGCTCTGTATCGTCGATTTTAAGACTTCTAAGGGCATCTACAGCGATTACTTCATCCAAGTCGCTGCCTACGCTTCCATGTGGGAAGAGATGTTCCATGAGCCGATACAGGAGATCCACATCCTTCGTTTTGGGAAGAACCGGCCAGACTTTGAACACCAGTTCCGCCTGGACTGGTCAAAAGAGCTGAAGTCCTTTGAACTGATGGTGGAGCTTTATGGACTCCTCAAAGCCATTAAGTGAGATGACCTACTGGGAGTGGTTCGGAGCGTTCTTCGTTGGAGACGTTCCGATCCCACCCCCTACTTCTTGGAATTCCACAACTCAAAGAGAACGCGAACCTTCTCTTTCAGCGTCTCCACATCAGCATGCATTTTGGCCAGAACTATCACAAGAGTGATGAAGCCAAGGAATAAAGGCCAAAGGGCGGTAATGGTTTCTAGCATAGTAAGTCCCCATTACTCGCCCTTGAATCATTTTTGTCATTACACTTTATCAGCTTCTTCTTTGATTTGATCGAAGCTTGCATTTTGCTGTTGAGATTGAGCCCGAATAAGACTTATTTGAGCCTCTAAATCGCTAATCCGAAGAGCCTGCTGGGCATTCTGCCGAGCTAACGACTCAATGCGCTGCGAAAGGTAAAACTCTTTTTCCGTGATCTGATCGCTCATGTTGCCCCTCTTTACGGTTCAGATTCTTCTGTCGAAGCCCACGGCAATCCAGGCTCGCTGATCGCCTGATTGTCAATCTGTTTCTGGATTTGCGCGTTTACATGGGTCTCGTAGTGACCCACAACCACTGCCTGAATCCAGCCCAGCACGGTTGCCTCGTCGAGGCTCTCAAAAGATACAAATTCGCCTTGGCTAACGTCAGCAGCCGAGAAGGGCGTAGCACCAGCGAACATCCCTTCGTTTCCGTTGGCATCGACGCCGTGTTTTTCCCAGTAGGTCTGGCACACAGCGTTGGGGAGAGTCACGCCTTCAGCGTTGATCTCGTCCTTCACTTTGATGCCGGTAACTTTCCAAGTGTAATCCATGGTCATGCCCTCAACTAAGAGAATATCCGTCCATACTCCCAGCGCCACGGTTCTATCTGCTTTATAAGCCGATAATCTAACTCGTGCGCTCGGGCTATTCTATCGTCATATGCTGCTGCCATATACATAAAACGCTGATAGTTGTCGTCTTTCACCAGCTCGTTGCTGGTGTTGCATTGGCCGTAGTGAAGCATAAGGAAATCGCTTAGCTGCTCTATCGGCACAAATACGTCAACGCGACGGCCTAGCCAGTACGCGCTCTGGGCGATGGTATGCGGCGTCCTGCCAGTTATTTTTCTGCTTTCGTCCACCGCTCTAAAGACAGAATACGTTGCATCGTTTTCCAGCACCCTGCGAAACAGCGCATCTGCTTCGCTAGCATATAGCGCGCCCAAACCTGACGCGCATAGGTCGTAGTAGAGGCCAGACTTAAACCGTTCTACGGGGTCTCTGTAGCAGGTCCAAATCACTGCGCCCTGGTCGGAGTCATTAACAAACCGAATAAAGAGGCCTATGCTCCTTTCGACCGTCGTAGAGCCACACTTATGGACCATAAGGTATTGCTTTTCTGCGTCGCCATACCGTTCCGCAGGCATTATGGGACTACGCATTACCTATCTTCCGCAGGCGTCTATGGTTCCCATAAAAAGACGCTATAAACCCTGATCTTTTTCTAATTACCTCAAAATCCAGCTCGTTAAGTAACTGAGGCCTTATTTCGACATCCTTGTCTGACATAGGGATGACATGAGCCAGGGGCGTGCCTGCCTGCAAATTAAATCTCGCCTTTTGGTCCTTCAAGTACATATTTATATGCGTAGCTCGGTTCTGCTTATACTCCAGAACCCCAGGCAGCACATTAAAATTAAATAGGTTATCTATTAAGTTCCACGATGGCTGCGTCCACATAAACTGCACGCCTGTTTTTTCTTGCAGGAGCCACGGCGATGCTATTTTTATATGAATATGTCCAGGGGAGTAACCAGCAAAATCGCCCTGCGTATGCTGCGTAATCGAGTCGTTTTTTGTCCAGGGATTAGACCAGAGGAAACTGTATCCGCCCTCCCCGTCTACAGCTAACGCTAGCTCTGCCCATAAGGGAATAATAAACCCGCTTTTGTACTGCCCGATTATTCCTTCGCATCGTTTTATGGTCGTAACTTTTACGTCAAGCCCTGGGCCGAAATTAGCTTCGCGATTAGAAGGCAGCCGCTTCCACCATTCTGGCAAAAACTTGGCCGCCTTCTGTATCGGAAAAAATTCAAATGCCCCCGGATGGTCTGTAAATGCGTCTACTACTATCTTTTTCCGCCGTGAAAATATGAGCATTAAGCCCCCATAGTAGGTCTATCTAAATCCGGCCAGCCGTCCTGGCTTGGCCAGTCCCTTAGCTCCTGCCTGTACGCGGTCAGCGCATCTTTATACGGGTAGTCAGACAGCAGGATTAAGGCATCTGTTCTCGCCAGCTCTGCATCTCGCCATGCTCGCTCCTGCTGCTTCCTGTCCTCTATTCGCTGCGTTTCCAGCTCTTCGTCCGAGAACATTGGCTCGTAATTGGTATAGTTAGCGGAAACAAACGCTTCATCCGCAAGGATGATATTTATTGCGTTGCCGTCGCTATCTTTAATTACCCATTTTTTAGGAAGCACTTAGAACCTCCACTATAATTACCGCTCCATCCCCACCCGTTCCGCCTTTTACAGGTAGTCCGTTTTCAGAACCTTGGCAGCCTCCGCCACCGCCCCCTTGGCCGGCTTTGTATGGATAAACGCTGTTATTTCTCGAAGTCGAGCCGCTGCCTGTAAACCGTCCAGATGATGGCAAAGCATAGGCCGTACCAGCTCCGACGTTTGCCCCGCTTGGGGTTCCACCCTCGGCTACTAACATAGTTAAAAGGCCGTCCGGCGTCCCCGAACTATGGCCTACAATTTCCGTCCAATCGCCGCCGCCAGCAAACGCTCCGCCCAGCACGTTATAGCTGCCAGCCGATCCTGCCGCCGTAGCGTATGATGCGTCTCCGGTTAAATTTACCCCGCCGCCGCCAGTTGCTACGCGGGCGTAGCCAAAGGTGTTGCCGCCGACGCCTCCTGCGCCGCCTGTATAATTAGCGTAATTCCCGCCGGATGCCGTCCCGCCAGCCCCGCCAGCGCGGGGGCCCCCAGAAGAGAGGCCAGCCACGCCGCCGCCCCCGCCGTTTCCGGTCATGGTCGTGATTCCAGTACCAGAGAACGACGAATTCCCTCCCGCGCTGCCTTGCTTAGTAGTATAGAACGCATAGCCTTGATCGTGCCCGGCGCCTACGGTGACGGTGTAGGTAGTGCTGGCGGATAAAGAAAGCGTACTAATAGCCAACCCGCCAGCTCCGCCGCCGGTAGCGGTCCAGAATGAATACCCGCCTCCGGGGGCTTGCGCGCCAGAACCGCCTCCACCGATCACATAAACTATCGCCGTACAGTCTGCGGCAGGAGACCATGTCGTCGAGCTGGTAAAATAATGGACCCTATAGAAAGGCGCGCCGCCACCGCCGCCGCCACCGCCTAGTGCTGTAGTCAGATCAAAAGCCATCTATATGTCCTCTTTAGGGCATTACCATCCAGTAGCCTTGGGTCGTGCTGTACTTTGCCAGCACAAAGCCCCCGACCGTACCATCATACGTTACGCTGGTGTCGTAGGTGCCATCCGGCAGATAAATCCGCGTAGCGGAAACCGTGATGTTAGCGCTCCCCTTTGCGTTCGACACCCGCACAATGTCGCCTTGCACCCAGCTCGCATCAGTTAGCGCCAGGGAAAGGTTATTGCTCCACTGTTGATAAACGTGGACCCCGCAAGCGCCACGGGTAGGCGTTCCGCCGGTGCTGTTATAGACGTAGTTTACGCTGCCTTCATTGGTCTCCGTGGTAACGCTGCCGCCGTCCGGGTTGTAGGTGAGAGACCCGGTTAGCGCTGCGTTTCCGGCTGTGTAGACCGTAAACTGGGCGTTGGCGATTTGGACGTAGTCAGTGCCGCCCTCGATGTTATCGATCATTTCCACGCCGCCAGCGACTATACGCATACGGTCGGCTTGGAAGTCTATGTAAGTGTTCGTGTCGCCGTTGTGGTAGATGTACTGATTGACGTACATATTCGGCGCAGTGATGTTGCCGGTAAACGTGCCCCCGGCAATCGGCATCTTGGCGTCCAGCGCAGTCTGGAGCCCGTCTACGTTACTGATAACGTGGTTATGGCTGTCGTCTGCCACCGTAGCCGTCAGAGTGGCGTTCGCTGATCCATCCCAGGAGACAGAGCCAGAAACGTCACCATTCAGCGTAAGGGTGCGAGCCGTAGCCCACTTTGATGCGCTTACTGCGTTAGCCGTACTGCCTAGCTTTCCATCAAGAGCCGTCTGTAGGCCGTCTACGTTACTGATGACGTGATTATGGGAGTCGTCCGCTACAGTAACAGTAAGGGTAGCGTTGCCCAGGTTGGTGAACGTAGCAGAGCCGGACGCATCGCCTGAGAGCGTTAGCGTGGGGTCCGAGGTTGCCGTCGTAGCCAGGGAGACATTGCCAGAACCGTCAATGGACGCTGAGCCGGTTACGGCGCCCGTAAGGGACAGAGTGCGAGCTGTAGCCCATTTAGACGCTGTAGCAGCGTTGCCGCCGATAGATAAGCTAGACGCCGTGCCAGTAAGCCCGGAACCAGACCCAGTAAACGCAATGCCGCTTTCTGCGGTAATTGCGCTCTCCGTTAGTGTCATGATGTTGTTTAGGTCAACGCTAGTGCCGCCAGTAACGCCAGATTTCAGCTCAAAATACATGGCGGCGCCGGTCGTGCTGTCCGTGTTTACCTCCACGCGAGCAGCGTTTCCGGTTTGCTCAGGAACACCGTTTTCGTGGTTCCACGTTACGTTTGCGTTGCCTTTGCTATCGTTAATGGTAAGGGCCACCCCACCCGACCCTTCGCCGGATACGATATTGTCGAGGCTTCGAAACCTGCCCGTTGTCTTGTAGTCCCCGGTCCCGCTAGTTTTCGCCGTGAGGTTGTTAAAGGCGTGACTGTGACTGTCATTCGCGACCGTGGCAGTCAGCGTCGCATTGCCTAGGTTCGTAAAAGTGGCGGAACCCGTGACGTCCCCGGTAAGGGTAAGGGTGGGGTCTGCCGTCGCCGTGGTGGCGATAGAAACGTTGCCCAGGTTGGTCATGGTGCCGGACCCAGTCACCGCCCCGGTGAGCGTGATGGTCGGGTCAGCGGTGTGCGTGGTTGCAATGGATACGTTTGCGGAACCATCTACGCTGGCGGAGCCAGTAACTGCACCCGTCAGGCTTACCGTGCGAGCCGTGGTCCACTTGTCAGCGCTTACCGCTGCCTCAGTGCTGCCCAGCTTGCCGTCAAGAGCCGTCTGGAGCCCATCGACGTTTGAAATAACGTGATTGTGGGAATCGTCAGCAACCGTCACCGTCAGGGTGGCATTGCCCAGGTTGGTGAAGGTGGCGCTACCAGAGGCGTCCCCAGCCAGGGTAAGGGTCGGGTCAGCGGTGTTGGTGGTCGCCAGGGATACGTTGCCTGAGCCATCAATGCTGGCGGAACCCGTTACCGCCCCCGTCAGTGAGAGGGTGCGCGCAGTCGTCCACTTGTCAGCATTCGGATGGTAGCCGTCATCAAATAGCCGGTTAGTGCCCCGGTACATGACGCCGTCTTGGTTGATCTTCAGGCTTTCTACCTGGGTCGCAGATGTTTGATTATCCGCAAAAATAGACAGCGAGTTCTCATTGCCACTGCGGCTGCCCATATAGCGCAGGGAGAAGCCATAAGACCCCAGCGAGTTTTCAGCGTCGTTGTTATTCGTTGACGACACCCTGATAAGCGTGGTGTCAACGTTGCCCCCGCGCACAAAAAGAGCCGTGTCGCCGACATTGTTATGCTTCAAGGTGCCAGTAAAGTCGTCATCCGCATTAGAGCGCATGAACCGCGCATCTGACTCGGCTTCCGTGTAGTAGCGCCCGTCATGGTTGTGACTGTCATTTGCGATGACAATGGCATTGTAAGTACCGCTTACGTCGCCCCCGAACGTGGTGCTTGTAGTAAGAGCAGTGGCCGCGTCCTGCTTCGTGGCGATGCTATTGGTGACGGTCGTCGAGAAGTTGGCATCGTCGCCCAGGGCTGCGGCTAGCTCGTTCAGCGTGTCCAGTGCGGCAGGAGCAGAATCGACCAGATTTGCGACCGCTGTATCGACGTAGCTGGTCGTCGCATAGTCCTCGGCAGAATGGTCCCCCCAGCTAAAGGCCGTATCCCAGTCAGACTTATTGTAGCCAGTGATAGCGGTGTTGCCGTCGAAGAATGCCCCGATCTCCGACTCCGTGTAATACCGACCGTCATGCGCGTGATCGTCTAAAGTCTCTAACGCCGACTGTACGTCGTCGTCTGCGCCGCTAAGAATCCCATTGAATCCCGCAGTGTCTACGAGAATATCCTCTGCGTCGTTCGCATGAGAAACCACGTTAACGGGGACGGGGAGGTTTGACCGAACCGGCGCGCTTCCGCCGAACTGAAACTCAAACTCTGAATTTCCAACCCCGCCAGTGCGATTCCCGTAGTACTTAAAAACGATACGGTCTGTCTCAGCGAACGTCGTAGACGTAATTAAGCACTCGGCAAAAAATTGCTCGTAAGTGTTTTCTCCAACCTCTGGAGTGCTGTTAGAGGTTCCCATAAGGGTTTCTGTTCCGCCCGAGTCGCGCTTGTAGACCTCAAAATAGAAGTCGGCCTGCCCGAATCCAGATACCCTGCGGACGTTCCCCACCGTGCTGATACTGATAACGCCTGTGGCGCCCACCAGAATCCCGGCTTCTGAAGCCAAGGCCGCAATAAACTGGTCACTGCCAGAAATTGTGCCGGTAGAGATATCTACGGCGGGGTCGTCATAGTCTGCGTCATCAGTAGACGCAGCCAATTTAAAGTAGGTGGCAATATCACTGGACGCGGAGGTCGGATAAAAGACGACGTTAGCCGCAAGGTCGGCTACGTTAAGCTTCTTATCTTGCAGCTCGTCAATGGCGGACTGCACATTGCTAGCGACTAACCCGCTTTCCGTGTTGTCGTACGAGGTATCAGATGCGACTAGATCCGACGCTTCGAGCTTATCGTCGTTAAGGTTGGTAAAGTTAGCATCGACCTCGTTATTAGTAAGAGGCGAACCCTTCCCCGACCGAGTAGTAATCGTAGCCATCTTGATTCCTCAAATTAAAGGGGCCCCGAAGGGCCCCGGTCAGATTAGCTAGCGGACAGGGTGATCGTCCAAGTAATCTGAAGCGTGTCGTCGGCCTCTTTCGTAATAGTACCGAAAACGACACGGCAGAGCATCGTTCCACCCGTGGAAGCATTAAAGATACCGGCTTCCACAACAGATCCCGTGCCTTCGCCTGCTTCAAACGACGAGACATAAGTAATCTGGTTGCTGTTAACCGTGGTGCTGTCCAAAAGCTCGCGAGAGCCCAGGATAGAACCGAGGTCGGTATTGCCAGCAGCGGCTGCGGTGCTGTCAGAGCCAAGAGCCATGTGAGTCATAGCAGTGGCGGTAGCGTCCTTCATGCGAGAAACGATGAAGTTGAGGCCGGAGCTCACCACTAGGTTCTTTTCTTCGCGTTGCTCTTTGATGTTGCCATCCTTGTCCAGCAGAACAAGAGCAACATCTCCGCGCAGTTTGAGTCCTTCGTTGATCATGGGATTACCCCCTAAAAGGTTAAAGAGTAGCCGACGTAGTCTTCTGCGAAATAGTCAAAAGCTGCATAGCCCTGACCGCGCAGCGAGCCGGCGTCGGCTACACTTCCCGAATCGCTGCTGACTTTCCCTGGTAATTTTAACTCTAGGTCCGCTATTAATGCACTGTCAACGAAACCTTTTGTTGAAAATTTAGCAGGAACATCTGACACACCAAGAGTATCTGCCTCAAAGGCGGACATATCTACGGCAATGCCGTCCAAAATTTCTGCGCCATTAAACAAAAACTTTGCGCGCGATATGTCTATTAGATCAGTAAATGATGCAGAGTCAGCCTGGACGCTTCCAATACTTAATGAGTTGTCATCAGTAATTGATGATGAATCATCAAATACTTTCCCTGGCCGAAGAGATTGAAAATCTACAAAAATCCCTGAGTCATCTAACTTCTTAGTAGTCGCAAAATCCTGCAGGTCTGTTAGAAGCGCATCGTCTGCAAAAATTTTGTTTGGACGCTTGGATGCAAGATCAATAACAAAGTAAGCATCCGCCAGAAGCTTGGTTGCGTCCTTGCTGTCAGTATCAGCAACCGAGGCAATGTTTACCGTTACCTTTTGAATCTGGGCTGTTTGATCGTCGCCAGCCAGGGCCCCGTTTACGTCATCCGTCGCAAAAATGCCGTCTTGGACTAGCTTAGTAATATCAGTGTTAGTAATCAGATCTTGAAGCGTGGCGCTATCAGAAGGCACCTTGCCTATCAGGTAGGCTTGGTCATCTCCTACGGCAAACGCATCAGCTTTTGAGCGGGCCAAGGTTTTGGCCAACAGGTCGGTTACAGCCGAGCTATCGCTTGCCGTCTTGCCCGAGACAGAGGCAATGCCGTCCACAAAAACCGCCGTATCAGCCAAGGCCCGCGTGAGGGCCGCAGAGAGGGCGTCTGTCAGCCCTAACTGGTCAGCCCTAGCCGCCGCAACGCTAAAGGATTGATCGTCCCCCAGGGCGGCTGTATCGGCCTGAGAGCTGCCTACTAGGAAGAAAGGCTGGTCTGCCAGGGTGGCTGCATCAGCAGAAGCCTTGCCTACGGCCAAGGATTGCGCGTCCTGGGCTGCGCTAGTATCAACAATGGGTTTGCCTACGCCAGCCGCGCTAGCGTCTAAGAGGGCCGCAGAATCAGCCCTGGTAACCCCTAAGGCGAACGCTTGGGCTTCCGTTAGAGTTAGCTGGTCTGATTGGGTGCTGCCAATAGAGAAGGACTGGTCATCAGCGACACCAGGGGCATCTTGCACCACTTTATTCGGGCGCAGGGACTGCGTATCCGTGACCGCCGCGCTATCAGCCCGGCTGCGGAATACGGTCTTAGCCGGCAGGTCCGCAACGATAAACGCATCCGCTTCCAGCTTGGAAAAATCCTTGCGATCAAAGTCTTGAATCAACCCTAAGTGGTTGAAAACCTTAAATACTTGAGCGGTCTGATCATCCCCCGCCAAGGCGCCGTTGACGTCATCCGTTGCAAACATGGTGTCTGCAATGGTCTTGGTGACATCAAAGGCAAACTGGTTGTCAGAGAAAATTGCCGTATCAAACGGCACCTTGCCGACAACCAAAACTTCATCGTCAGTTAGACTGCCTTGGTCCTCGGCGACCTTGCCGATCAAAAATGATTGGTCATCCAGAATAACCTGGGTATCTGCAACCACCTTTTCAACAGCGCGTATTTCAGCATCAGTAACGTCAGCCGTGTCGACTTCTGATTTAGATACGACAAGAGCCACAAGGTCTGAAAAAGATCCCGTGTCTATTAGCTGCTTGGTGATTGCGAAGGCTTGCGCTTCACTGAGGCCAGCAACGTCCCCAAGGGCTTTGTTGATAGCGCGCTCTTGAAGGTCCGTAAAGGCAATCTGGTCTTGCAAAGCTTTGGAGAAATTTACCCGCTGGGCATCAGTAATCTCGGCAGAGTCAGTTAAAAACTTGAGCTTTATAAACTCACCTAACTCTACTGCGGAAGCAATAATCCTTTGGGTCACTACATTAGCAGTAACCCTATTTGAAACCGCCTCTGCTATGGCGCGAAGGCTTGTAACTACAGCCTTCAAAGCCATTAGAAATCTTCTCTAACAAAAAATGAAAGAGTTTCGTAAATTGTTTCTACCGTAGCATTAGCAAAAGTAACTTCAATTTCGCCTTCGTAATGGCCAGGATCTATATCTAAGCTTCCATCAGAAAAGACAAAAACAGCAACGCCGTCTTCTAAAGTATCAGACGTGTTTACATTTGTAAGTGTAAAGGTAAGAGCGGAAGCTCCTCTTTTCTTAAACTTTAAGACCACAGTAGAGCCAGTAAGATCGACCGGCAAGCCAGTATCTTCTCGGGTTACTGTTACCTTAATTTGAGGGCCGGTATCGCCCTGAACTAGGTTGATAGTAGACATTTACTAACCCTCTGGCGGAACTGGCCAATCGTCATCAGATAGATTTGGCCAGTTTACATGATCTGTTAGGTCTCGGAGAGCCTGTCGATACGTTGCCCATGCCACTTGATCTACTGGAGCATCTGGTAACTGGGTCCAGTCACTAGATATGAGTCGCTGGTCTCGCTCCCAGCGCATTGTTGCGCTTAACTGTGATAGATCCTCTTCTTCGTCTGCGATCAGTTCCGTTCCGTTCCATTTCATCCGAAACGGGTTTAGCTCTTCGGGGATGGGGACGGTATTAACTGGCTGCTCATGAGCTGTAATGATGCTAGTAATCTGATCGTCTATGATCTCAGCCCAGTTCATCGCTTAAGCCTCACAATCTGCATATAAGTCCCAGGGGCACGGAACTGCCTTGGGAAAGTACCATTAGCATTAGTTGCAGCCTGCAAATAAAACTGCCAGTTGCTGTTACTAAAGCCGATAAAATATTGCATAGACGAAGAAAACAAAGCCTGCTGGATTTGCGCCCAAGTATTTAGGTTCAAGTTTTGTTCGCCAATAAAATATTGAGTCCGCTGCAAAGCGCCGCTTGCGTATATCAAAATGCGAATTGCGATGTAGGGGGCCCCTGATGCTTCGGGGTGAGCTCCTATGCCCCAGCTAATTTCTGCAATGTCATTGCCGTTGTAAGCCTGCCCGGTGATGCTTACCAGCGTGGTCCAGCTTGTGCTGTAATTCACATTTGAAGGCATATCGGCACGGAATGTATCAGTGGCCGAGCGGAGGGCCAGTTGCGTCGTATTCACGCCACCGCCTTTAACAATCAAATTGCCGCCCGATGCGGTTAGCGTCACATTGTCAGTATCTACCTTATCTCCGGGTATGGTGACGCCAGACTGCAAGGTGAGAGAGCTGGCCGTGATGTTCCCGGTTATGTTCGCGCTTGTCGCGGTCAATGCTCCAGCCGGCGTTACGCGGAACTCTGCACTACCAAAGGTTTCGCTGCCCAAATAGATGCCGTTGGAATCTGCCTTGAATACGCTTTCCCCAGAGCCGATCTTGATATCGTTATTGATGGTGGCGCTATTAGTGATGATTCCGTTGGCAGTGATCAACCCGGTCACGTCAATGCGGTCAGCACTCACCTCTCCAGTAAGTATGTTGCCGCCAGAGATAACGGTGGTGCCGTCTGACAGCTCGGAAGTAAACACAACGCTGGATGGAATGCGATCTACGCTTAAAATACCAGTGCTGATATTTTCAGCATTAAGGTTTTTTACGGTGACTAACTGTGCGTCTAGCGTCCCTGCGCTAATGTAGTCCGCTCTAATCTCAGCCAGCCGTAAAATCTGCACAGGTTCCGCGAGCAGGCCTCCGCGTTGGATTACGTCTGCTGATCCCGTCTCGATAAATGCAAGCGCCAGCATGGAATCCGTTGGGGTAAAGGCAACTCCCGTGGACGTGTTGTTGTCGTAATACCACGTCCCATCCTCTCGCCATACAAACGCGGTCCTAGTTGACGTTGACACCACTGTGAAGTTGAACCCGGAAGCGTCATAAACCACAAACCCTTTCTTTCCGACTACTTGGGTTGCGAAGGTCGAAGAATTAACCTGATTCCTGGCGATGTTGTACTTAAAGTTATCGAAGATAACGAAACCATCCGTGCCAGGAACAGGTTCTCCAGCATTGTTAACGCCTACAAACGAGCCCTCACCGCTGTTCGCGGTCCCGTCACTGTTCTTGTTCAACAGCAAGGCAATGGTTTTGCCCTGGACAGCGCCCTCTTCAATAATTGGCGCGGTTACAGCCCCATTGGCGAGCTGCCCCGTATCCACACCCCCTGACTTAATAGAAAGCTGACCGCCTGAGTTGACCAGTGTTACGTTATCTGTCGCTAGATTATCAGCGGATATAGATACACTTGGCGTAAGAGTCAGCGTGTTAGCAGTAATGTTGCCGGTAATAGTTGCACTTTGAGCAGTTAAGTCTCCAGCAGAAGTGACAACAAACTGCCCAGAATTTATGTCTAAAGATCCAGCGGTGATATCTCCAAGGTCAGAACTTAAAGATTCAATGTTGTCTACAGTGATCTTGTCTGCAGTGATAGAACCATCTACAACAAGATCCCCGCTGATAAGATTTGGGATAGAAACCCAAGAAGAACCGTTGTACTCCCATGCATAAGAGACATTAGGCGTCTGAGTTGTGTCGTAAGTTAAAGCAATGTCATTCTCTCTGGGCAACCTTCCAGCAAAGGTGTTGAATTCCACATCACTAGGGGCCGCAGAATCATTCGTTGTTATTCGGTAGATCGAGGTATTAAGTGCCCCGGCAGGCAGATCTGCTTCAATGACCCCAGTGGTCGTATCTCCGCCTGCATAAACCCAAGCGCTTGCATTACCGCTTCTATCTACTGCCCTTAACCAATAATAGTAGGCTGTTCCAGAAGAGAAGGGGCCGTCCGTATAAGCCTCTCCGTCATTCTTTGCGATAACAACTGCGTTGGACTCTGTTGTGTTAGGAGAGCGTTTAATTTCAACGTAAGAAAAGTCGGAGTCAGAGGGGTTATCCCAAGTGATGATCAAAGTTTTTGAGTCGGCGTTTACGTCCGCATTCGTCGGGACGCCTGGAGCTGCATTGTCGCCTATGATTGAAATCTGACTAGAGACATTGCTACTACGGGCGCCAACCGTATTAATGGAACGAACCCGAATGTTATAGGTAGCGCCAGACTGCGGAAGAGCGAGATCAAACTCAGTAGACCAAGTGATCCGGCTCTTATAGGTTGAGTCAGTTGATAGCTTGTACTGAACCTCGTAAGCATTGATGAAGTAATCTACCGGCGCAGACCACTGGATCAGTACAGACGGAACGATCGTGCCGTCATTCTCTACCCGAGTAGATTCAGTAAGCGTAAGCCCCGTAGGTGGGGCGACGATAAACGGATCGGGCAGATTGGTATCTGGATAACTAGTCTCTTCCGAAGATAGATCATAGCTGTAAATCGTGGAGTCATACTCCAGAAGATCTAGGTTCACCGTCCCATCGTAATTAAGGGACACCTGCTCCACTTGGAAGGGCTTGTTGGTGAAGCTAGGGGTTGGGTGGGTCAAACGGATGACATCACCCACAATAAGATTCATGGCCTCTGAAGTAGCCTGGAGAGACACCCTCATCCCGTTGCGAGACCGAAGGACAAAGATCCGAGCGAAATCCCTGGCCGCGTAGTAGTTGGTGATCGTCTCCATATCGATCTCATCAACAAGGAGGACTCCGCCATCTTCCGCGAGATAGGTAGTTTCTTCCGTGGAACCGGCGTCAGGCCAGATCGCCGCGTCTTCTTGCCACTCCGTATTGGGGTTAGCGAACTTTACGATAACCCGATTGAACTTGTCCTCTTTCTTCTCTCCAGCAAAAGAAATGCTGCCGATAATGTTGTCCAGGCCTAGGTCAAGAATCGGGGACTTTGATTGATCAATGTAGAGCCCATACTTCCCTCCGATATAAGGCAAGAACCCTCTGCACCCCAAAAGCATCTTCTCAACATTGCGGAAGATCTCTTCACCCGTATCAATGACAGCGTTGCATTGGAAGAGGTCAATGTCAGAAGTCGCCCCAGAATAAGGAGTGACTGAGAAGCTATCGCAATCGTCTGCCGCAGCAGAGAACGCAACGTCATCAATTGCAGAGTCAGGAAGTCCTTTCCCATAACGAGTGTTCGTCAGATAGTCTCGGATACAGAGGGCGGGATTCGCCGACCAGACCGTGTTCCCGGTTCTCGGATCGTAGATCTTCTTACCTGTAACAAGAGCTGTGATTTCAGGAACTCCAGAGAAGACATCCTGATCCCATTTCAAGCGAACAGAAATGTACGCCACTCCACGGAGACGATGGTCAGTGGTCCAGCCAGATGCACCTGCTAGAAGCGCGCTGCGAACCTGATCGTCCGTCCCGTAGTGAAGCTGAGTCGCCACAGTACTTGCAAAGCGCGAGTCAGTGATCGGGATGCCATCGATTTCAATGCTTGCAATGCTTGCGACCGGCCCCTCACAAAGGGCCAAGGCGATGTAGAGGTACTCGTTGGTCGCTCCCTCAGTGGAGATAAATACCCGAACACCACCAACCCGACGAGTTCCGTAGATAACCGGAAGAGGCTCAATGTTTGATTCTTTGTTGAGCAGAACGCCGGCCATTGAATTGGCAAGCTTCTTGGCCTTCTTTTGGGCTTTCTTGGCTTGGACGTAAGAGGCGCCCCCAGCTAGGAGAGCGGCGCCAATCGCAATAATCGAAAAAATGGCCATTTATGCGCGCCCCCACTTAATCTCGTTGATTTGCTTGGAGGCAAAGTCAAACCCTTTATCCCCAGGGAAGTAGAGGGCCTGGCTGTTTGAGTTCGTCTTCCGGTT